CCACCGTACCTCCGAAAAGCTTCTTGCACATTTCCGGTGTCAACTGGATAAGCTTGAAGCCGAAAGCCGTGCTGCCGGGATTGCTGGTAAGCTCATCCACCGGGCCGTCATGCACCTGTGCGGCATAGATGGGAGTAGTCTGCTTGGCTTCACCTTTGGGTGACAGACCGTCCTGGCTAATCCATCCGATTTCTTCACTATTGAACTTCAATGTACCTATCCCGTAAATGAGTCCGTTGTTATCTTTTACAGCCATAATCTATATGCTATTTAATTACGTTTCAATCGCCGTTTTATCAGTATTAAGAGAAGTACGGCTACGGCTATCCGTCCTATCCATATTTGAAACCATTGGAAACCGGTTGGCTCCTGCACCACCTGCGGAGGTGGTTCTTCAACCGTTTCACCGGTTTCGTTGCGAATGCGTATCAGTTCTTCACGAAGTGCAATCACTTCACGCGCCAGACTGTCGCAAGTAGAGGTTATTATCAGTGTATCACCCTGCCCACGCAGCACGGTTGCCGTTGCCTGTCCGCTCCGGGCACTATATCCCGCCCCCTCGGGCAATGCAGCCAGTTGGCTCATCGACAATTTTGTCTGCGCTACGCTTGCCGGAACCGGCAGAAGGGTCAGCACGGATTGTCTTACGCTTTGCAGGCTGTCGCTTAGCCGGCTGGATGCTGTCATCCGGCCCGGACTTCTGCAACTCATTACGGATAGGGCAATCATCCCAATGACGGCAAGAAGTAGCTTTCGCCACTGTGCGGTCAAGCCGGGCAATGGCCCTGTAGAGTTTTCTGTTTTCATTCTGAATCTTGATTAATTCTTCACGGAACATATTGATGTTGTCCAGATAGGCGGCATCAATATCGGTTCCTTGACGTGCCTTGGATAACTTCCGGTTACGATACCAGTTGATTGCCTGAACCAGAAATCCACCGGGCAACGCATACATTATGATATTCCAAAGTACATCCATTGTTATACATCATTAGAGTAAATCCCAACCCGCCTGTATGTCCGCCATCACAGCAGGGACCCCATTCTCAACTTGCGATATGGCAGCGGCAAAAGCGCACATCGTGTTCCGGTCATTCACATCAGGAACATAACTTGAAGGTACATGCATCTCCCGGCATACACGGCTGATATATCCCGAAGTATTGTTCTCCACCGGTGGTGCCCAACGATTGATGAAGTCCGCAACCGTACGGCAACCGTTCAACCTCCGGTAATTCTGTAACAACTTGATGAGTGCCCGGTACCCGTATGCCATTGATTTGAACTGGCAGAACGAGCGGTCCTGCGAAGGGTGGACTTCGCCCTGCCACAGGGTGCGTGACAGGCGAATGTTCCCCGGGTTGTTATTCCTCAGTCCTCTGCTACTCATCCTGCGGTTTCGTTTCCGGGTTATCACCGGTGGATGGTGCGGCATTCCCGGCAGATTTGGCATCTTTAGGCATCTCCTTGATTTTGGCAAGCCCACGGCTCACCAAATCTTCCGCACGCTCTTTCTCTACCTGCAATTCCGCACCTACGGGATATTGCGTCTTATGGTCGAACTTGTCCTGGAAGGCTTCCAGGACAATCACGGTTATCAATAGTTTCTTTGCCATAGCTTCTACCTCCTTATCCTTCTATTACAGGTTTGAAAGCGCCGTCGGCACGCCAGTCCAGGGCGATGAATTCCTCGCCGAAGCCAATCTGCGTGTCCGCCTTCATCAGCATCTTGAAGAAATAGAGTTCACTGGCATTGGCCCACTTGTCAATCAGGATGACGTTTTCGTCGTCCTGCAAGTTTACGGCGGCGAAAAGGTTGCCGTTCATGCCGCTGTCGCAGATGGTAGCAACAATCAGCCCTTCCGGCCATTGGGTCAATACTTCAAACGGGATGCCTTTATAACGTTCCAGGTTGATATCCGTAGGAGCCGTGCCCTTGTTGGCGAGTTGCGTCAGTTCGTCATCGTACGTATCGAAGTCCGCCACGCTCATCAGGATGCGCAGGTTAGGATTGTTGCGCATGGTTACCGGAATCACCATACGCAATTCCTTAAGACGTTGCAGCATGGTAGTACCCACTGTTTTCACTTTCACCACATCCGCATCTTTGGCGGCTTGTACCAGGATGCCGTCCATCAGCAGCATATCGTCCGAACCGTCTTCGTACTTGCCGTTGATATACTGGTAGCCCAGCTCATGCCCGACCTGTTTCAGAAGTTCACTCAGCAGCAGGCTCTGGATATTGGGGGGCAACTGACGGAATACGAGATCGCCCGTCGGTTGGAAAGGACGCCAGATGTGCTCGAAAGCACGGGGATTAAAGAGCGTAAACGCCATCATGTCTTTCGGCGTCAGTTTCTTTTCACTATAGGTGAAGTCACCCTTGCTGTCTGATTTTGCAGGGTCTTCCTTACGCTTTTGCAGCATCTTTCCCGTCTTTACACGCGGAATACTGATTGAGCTGTTCACTCCGGGAATCACCATGATAAGCCCTTTGCTCACCAGCTCGTTGCCGGTAGTGGCGAGGGTCAGCACATGTTCCAATACTTCTCCACCATAGTTGGTGGTATTCAATCCTTGAATTGGCATTGTCTTTTAATTCTTTAATTGTTAATTATTAATTTGCGCTTTGCGCATCACATTTTAATCTTCTGCCGTCCGCGTATCTGCGGCGCGCTGCCTGCACTGCGAACACTGCTTCCCACCTTTTTTCCAAAGTAAGTGGAGCCGCCCAGTTTGGCATTCTTGGGGTTCTTGACCGGTACCATAGCGCGTCATTTTTTACGGTTGTCACGAATTTCTTTCATACGCTTGTCCCAGGCGCTTTCGTTTCCACCCGCACCGGGGGCCTCCAGTTTGTCTTTCAGCAGCTTTTTGGGTTTCAATGCCTTCAAGGCACTCATGCCGTCTTTGAAGTTTGCTTTCAGAATGTTCTTGTAGGTGTCCTTTTGATCGGCACCGATACGG